ATGACCGAGCAGAAGGTGATCCCCTTGCGCGGCCGCCGCGCGCCCGTTGCCGCCGAAGCGGCGCCCGCCCCGAAGCGGACGCGGGCCAAGGCCAAGCCGAAACCGAAGCGCGAAAGCTGGACGACGGAGAAGAAGCGCACCTTCCTGACGACGCTGGCGGCGACGTGCAACGTGAGCGCGGCGGTGCGTTCGATCGATATGTCCGAATCCGCCGTGTACGCGCTGCGGCAGCGTTCCCCGGAGTTCCGGGCCGAGTGGCAGGCGGCCTTGCGCGAAGGCTATGCCAAGCTGGAGATGGCGATGCTGGAGCGGGCGATCCACGGCACGCAGAAGCCGGTATTCCACCTGGGCAAGGAAATCGGCCAGGTGACCGAATATCCGGATCGCATCGCGCTGACCCTGCTGACCGCGCACCGCGAGGCGGTGACGGGCGAGACGGGCGGCCGGGTGACCCCGAGCGACCCGGAAGAGGTGCGCCGGCGTATTCTGGACAAGCTGGACGAGATGAACGCCCGCCTGAGCCGGGAGGGTAACCGGAAGGAAAACGGGGAGGGCGCCTGATGCCCTCCATCGCCGAACGGATCGCCCGCCTGTCCGATGCGGACAGGCGGCAGGTGATCGACGTGCTGCGGCCGGCGGACCTGCCGACGATGGACGTCAACTGGATGTTCTGGAGCCGCAAGGCGCAGATGGCCCCCGAGGGGGACTGGCGGACCTGGCTGATCCTGGCGGGGCGCGGTTTCGGCAAGACGCGGGCGGGCGCGGAGTGGGTGCGCAGCCTGGCCGAGGCGGACGGGCGGCTGCGCATCGCGCTGGTTGCCGCGACGAGCGCCGAGGGGCGGGCGGTGATGATCGAGGGGGAGAGCGGGCTGCTGGCGATCGCGCCCGAGGGGCTGCGGCCGACCTATGAACCGTCGCTCCGCCGGCTGCGCTGGGCGAACGGGGCGCAGGCATTCCTCTATTCCGCCGCCGAACCGGAATCCCTGCGCGGGCCGCAGCACCATCATGCCTGGGCGGACGAGATCGCCAAATGGCCCGAGGGCGAGGCGGTGTGGGCGAACCTGACAATGGGGCTGCGGCTGGGCGAACGGCCGAAGATCGTGGCGACGACGACGCCGCGCCCGGTGCCGCTGGTCCGCGCCCTGATCGGCGCGGCGGGGGTGACGGTGACGCGGGGGCGGACGCTGGATAACCGGGCGCACCTGCCCCCCGCCTATCTGGCGGCGATGCGCGATGCCTATGCCGGCACGCGGCTGGGGCGGCAGGAACTGGACGGCGAACTGATCGAGGAGGTGACTGGGGCGCTCTGGTCCCGCGCGCTGCTTGAACGGTGCCGGGCGCGGATCTGCCCGCCCCCGACGCGGGTGGTCGTCGGGGTCGATCCCCCGGCCGGGATCGGCGGCGATGCCTGCGGGATCGTCGCGGTGGCGCTGGGCGGCGAGGGCGCGGCCTATGTGATCGAGGATGCCAGCGTCGCCAGTGCCGGGCCAGAACAATGGGCGCGGGCCGTGGCCGAGGCAGCGGCGCGCCACGGTGCCGACCGGGTGATCGCCGAGGCGAACAATGGCGGTGCGATGGTGGAAAGCGTGCTGCGTGCCGCCAACCAGGGGCTGCCCGTGAAGCTGGTGCACGCATCGCGCGGCAAGAGCGCGCGGGCCGAGCCGGTGGCGGCCCTGTACGAGGCGGGACGGGCGTTCCACGTCGGCGCGTTCCCCGAACTCGAGGACGAGATGGCCGGGCTGATCGCCGGCGGCGGCTATGCCGGGCCGGGCCGATCGCCGGACCGCGCCGATGCGCTCGTCTGGGCGATGACGGAGCTGATGCTGGGCAAGGCGCGCGGCCAGCCGGGAATGCGGCGGCTCTAGCAGCGGCGGCGGCGATCGCGGCCGCTCGAACATATTGGCAGGAGAAAGTGATGCGTCTGTTCGGACGGAAGGCGTCGCCCCCGGGCGCGCGCCCGGCATTGGTGCGTTCGATGCTGAGCGGGATCGGCACGGCCGAATGGCCCCGCAGCTACGAAGCGCAGGTGCGCGATGCCTATCTGGGCAATGCGGTGGCGCAGCGCGCGGTGCGGATGGTGGCGGAGGGGTGCGGCGGCGTGCCCTTCTACGCCACGCCCGAGGACCATCGTGCCGAGGCGATGCTGCGGGCGACGAGCGCGGGGCAGGGGCTGTTCGAAACGGTGGCCAGCCAGCTTCTGCTGCACGGCAATGCCTTCGTGCAGATCATCTGCGATGCGGAAGGAATGCCGGCGGAGCTTTATGCGCTGCGGCCCGAGCGGGTGACGATCGAGCCGGACGCGCATGGCTGGCCGGCGGCTTATCTGTACCGGGCCGGAGATACGGTGACGCGGCTGGCGGCGGCGGACGGGCTGGGGCGGCCGGCGCTGGTGCACCTGAAGACGATGCATCCGCTGGACGACCATTATGGTCTCGGCTGCCTGGGCGCGGCGGCGGGCGCGGTGGCGATCCACAATGCGGCGACGCGCTGGAACAAGGCGCTGCTGGACAATGCGGCGCGCCCCTCCGGCGCACTGGTGTACGATCCGGGCGAGCCGGGCGCGGCGCTTTCCGCCGATCAGTTCGAGCGGTTGCGATCCGAAATGGAGCAGAGCTTTTCCGGCAGCGCCAATGCCGGGCGGCCGATGCTGCTGGAGGGCGGGCTGAAGTGGCAGGCGATGAGCCTCTCCCCCGCCGACATGGATTTCGTGGGGCTGAAGGCGGCGGCGGCGCGGGAGATCGCGCTGGCGTTCGGCGTGCCGCCGATGCTGATGGGTCTGCCCGGCGACAATACCTACGCCAATTACACCGAGGCGAACCGGGCGCTGTGGCGGCAGACGATCCTGCCGACCGCCGACAAGATCCTGGGCGGGATCGGTCAGGCGCTGCGGACGTGGTGGCCGGACCTGGTGCTGCGCCTGGACGCGGACGGGGTGCCTGCCCTGGCGGCGGATCGCGAGCGGCTGTGGTCGCAACTCTCCGCCGCCGACTTCCTGACCGATGGCGAGAAGCGGGCGATGCTTGGCTTTGCGGAGGAAAAACCATGAAAGGCGCCGTGAACGCGATGGATGGGGCGAGCGTGCTGGCCCGGCTGATGGAGCAGGCGCACGATGCGGGCGCGGACATCATCACGCTGCGGGCGATGACCGAGGAGGCGAGCGAGGTGGGGGCGCAGCGTGCGCTCGACCGGCTGGGCCTGACGGACCCCCGCGCCCGCCACGATCTGGACGAGATGCGCGAGCTGCTAAGCGCGTGGCGCGACGCCAAGCGCACCGCGCGCAACACGGTGGTGGCGTGGATCGTGCGGATCGCACTGGCGGTGCTGGTGCTGGGGCTGGCCGTGAAGTTCGGCTTCGTCGCCCGGGTGCAGGCGTGAAGGCGCTGCGCTTCGCCGGCTATGCCGCGGTGTTCGACCGGACGGATCGTGGCGGCGATGTGGTGCGCCGCGGTGCCTTTGCCCGCGCCATATCCGCCGGGGCGGACCGCGTGCCGCTGCTGTGGCAGCACCGCACCGGCGAGCCGATCGGCCGGATCGAGAGGCTGGCCGAGGATGAACGCGGCCTGCGCGTGATCGCCCGGCTTTCTCCCCAGTCCACCGCCGGACGCGAGGCGGCGGCGCTGCTGAAGGACGGCGCGGTAGGCGGCCTGAGCTTCGGCTACCGTGTTCGGGACGCCACGGCGGGCGCGGTGCGCGAACTGACGGACCTCGACCTGATCGAGATATCCTTGGTGACCTTCCCGATGCAGCCGCTGGCGCGGGTGCATGCGGTGGACGAGCGCGACGCCTGACGCCGCCCCCACCGATCCGGATTTCTGAACACCCCCGACCCCGTCGCTCCCGCGGCGGGGTTTTTTCGTTGAGGAGACTTGCATGTACGAAGTCAAAGCCGATCCGCTGGAGCAGAGCTTTGCCGATGCGGGCGTGGACGAGACGCGTGAGTTGCGCGCGGAAATGGCGCTGCTGAAGGCGCGGGTGGACGGGGTGGCGATCGCCGCCGGGCGCCCCGCTTTGGACGGGGCCAAGTCGGCCGGCGGCGATACGCAGGCGCAGGCGTTCGTCAGCGGCTATCTGCGCCGGGGGCTTGCCGCCGAGATCGAGACCAAGAGCATCGTCAGCACCAGCGGCCCGGATGGCGGCTATGCCGTGCCGCGCGAGATCGATGCGACGATCGACAGGGCGATGGCGGCGATCTCCCCGATCCGCGCCATCGCCAACGTGGTGAAGGTGGGGACGGCTGGCTATCGCAAGCTGGTTACCACCGGCGGCACGCCTTCGGGCTGGGTGACCGATGGGGCGGGGCGGCCGGAGACCGAGACGCCTGATTTCGTGGAGATCGCCCCGCCGACGGGCGAACTCTACGCCAATCCGGCGGCGAGCCAGGCGATGCTGGACGATGCGGCGTTCGACCTGGAAGGCTGGCTGGCAGGCGAGATCGCGAGCGAGTTTGCCCGGGCCGAGGGCGCGGCGTTCGTCGGCGGCAATGGCGTCAACAAGCCCAAGGGCTTTCTGACCTACGCCACGACCGCGGAGGCGGACACGGTGCGGGCGTTCGGCACCATCCAGTATGTCGCCAGCGGTGCGGCGGGCGGCTTCGCGGCGAGCAACCCGCAGGACAAGCTGATCGACCTCGTCCAGAGCCTGCGATCGCCCTACCGGCAGGGCGCGGTGTTCGTGATGAACTCGGCCACCGCCGCCAGCATCCGCAAGTTCAAGACGGCGGACGGCGCGTTCCTGTGGCAGCCGGGGCTGGTGTCCGGCCAGCCGGATACGCTGCTCGGCTATCCGATCGTGGAGGCGGAGGATATGCCGGACATTTCCGCGAACAGCCTGTCGATCGCGTTCGGCAACTTCCGCGCCGGATATCTGATCGCGGAACGGACGGAGACGCAGATCCTGCGCGATCCGTTCAGCCACAAGCCGTTCGTCCACTTCTACGCGACGAAGCGGATCGGCGGCGCGGTGGCCAATTCCGAGGCGATCAAGCTGATGAAGTTCGCCGCCAGCTGAGGCGACGACAGGATCGACCGGACCCGGCGGCCAAGCGCCTGCCGTGTCGTGCCGCGCGCGTCATCGCGCGCGGCACCCCTTCGCCCATCAAGAGCGAGCGCCATCATGAACATCTGTTTGAAGCGTCGGGAGGCGCCGATCGCCTATACGATCGACTGGGGCCGCGGCTGGATCGGCACGGCCGGGATCCGCACCTCGCACTGGACGGTAGAGGCGGCGGGAGGCGGCGGGCAGCCGGAAAACGACGGCATCGCCATCACCGATATCGCGGCCGACGAAGGCCTGACGCGGGCCACCATCGCAGGTGGGGTGCCGGGCGCCTGCTACACGGTGCGTGCGCATGTCGCACTCACGGACGGACGCACCGGCACCCGCGCGCTGGTGCTGCGGATCGGCGGTGGGCGATGACCGCCGTGAACCATCCGGTGCCGGTGCCGCCGGAAAGCATCGCCGAAGCCAAGGCCTACCTCCGGCTGGAGGGAGATGCCGAGGATGCGTTGATCGGCCGCTTGATCGCTGCCGCGATTGCGGCATGCGAGGGCTTTACCGGCACGCAGCTGCTGATCCGGCCGGCGCGCGAGCAGATGCCGGCGAGCGGCGAGTGGCGGCGGCTGGGCCTGACGCCGGTGCAGGCGATCACCGGCGTGACCGGCATGGCAGCGGACGGAACGAACGAGCCGCTGCCCGCAACCGCTTACGCCACCGAGATCGACGCCGATGGCGATGGCTGGATGCGGATGACGCAGCCGGGCGGCGCGCGGTGCGTGATCGTGCAGTTCAACGCGGGCAGCGCGGAGGCGTGGGGCGACCTGCCCGAGACGCTGCGGCAAGGCATCATCCGCCTGGCCGCGCATCTCTACAGCCATCGCGATGCGGCTGATGACAGCGGCCCGCCCGCAGCGGTGAGTGCGCTGTGGCGGCCGTGGCGCAGGATGCGACTGCGATGAGCGGCGCCGAACTCAGCGGGCGGCTGCGCAGCCGTGTGGCCATCGAGCGGCGTGGCGCTTCGCGCGACGCGTTGGGCGGGGCGAACGGCGGGTGGAGCCCGATCGGCAATGCCTGGGCCGAACTGGTGCCGGACGGGACCGGCGGCGCAACCGGAGGCGACGCCCGCGGCATGGCGACGCGCTGGCAAGTGACGCTGCGTGCCGGGCCGGACGTGACGATCGGCGATCGCCTGATCTGGCGCGGGCGCAGGTTGCGGGTGCGCGGGCGGATCGATGATCCGGGCCTGCCCGATCGCATCACCATCAACGCGGAGGAGGAACGATGATGCGGAGCATCCTTGCCCGTGGCCGGGCGATCGGCGCACGCCGCGCCGCCGAAGTGATCGACGCCCTGGTGGCGACTGCGGAGGCCGAGTTGCCGCCGGGGCTGGCGGTGGAACGCATGGACGATGGCGTTGGAATCGCCGGGCCGGGACTGGCGCGGCGGCTCGCCTTTGACGGGCGGCTGCGCGGGCTGACGCTGCTGCTGAAGGGAGGCACGCAATGATCGGTGCTTCCGAAGCGATACAGGTCGCTCTGGTTGCGGCGCTGACCGGCCACGCGCCGTTGGCGGAGAGCGTAAGCGGCGTGTTCGACGGGCCACCGGCGCAGGCCGATTACCCCTATGTGGCGATCGGCGGCGGGGCGACCGGCGACTGGAGCCACAAGACCGGCCGGGGCCGCGAGCATCGCCTGGCCGTGACGATCTGGGACGATGGCGACAGCCCGGCCCGCCTCCACCGGCTGATGGCCGAGATCGAGGAAGCGGTGGAGCATATTCCGCCCGATCTGGAAGATCACCGCATCATCAGCCTGACCTTTCTTCGATCCCGGGTGATCCGCGACGCGGATGGGCCGTGGGCAGGGATCGTCGAATATCGCGCCCGCACCTTGCAGGGCTGAACGAACATTCCGGAAAAGCTTGAGGGAGACCGAACATGACGGCCGAGAAGGGAAGTGCCTTCCTGCTGAAGGTGGGCAACGGCGCGGTGCCGCCGGCATATGCGACCGTCGCGGGGCTGAGGGCTACCCAGCTTTCGATCAACGGCGAGGCGGTCGTGATCACCTCCAAGGATTCCGGCGGCTGGCGGGAGTTGCTGTCCGGTGCGGGCGTGCGTTCCGTGTCGGTAGCGGGAAGCGGGGTCTTCACCGGATCGGCAGCGGAGGCACGGCTGAAGGGCAATGCCCTTTCCGGCCTGATCGACGATTACGAGTTGAGCTTCGAAAGCGGCGAGCGGATGCGCGGCCGGTTCCTGCTGACGCGGCTGGACTATTCCGGCGATTTCAACGGGGAGCGCAGCTACACGCTGGCGCTGGAGAGTTCCGGATCGGTGGCATCGTCGTGAACCCGGCCCGGGGAGAGACGGCGATCGATGTGGCCGGCATGCCCGTCACCCTGCGCCCGAGCTTCGAGGCGCTGGTGGCGGCCGAGGAGGAACTCGGCCCCCTGTTCACCTTGATAGAACGGGCAGCGGCCGGCGAGTTGCGGTTGAGCGAGATCGTCGGCTTGTTCTGGCACTGCGCGGTGCGGCCGGAAAAACTGGAGCGCGCGGAATTCGCCGAGGCCATCGCGGCCGGCGGGCTCGCCCGTGCGACCCCGGCGCTGCGCGTCCTGATCGGCCAGGTGCTGCAGGGCAGATGAGCGACCGCTTCGCCGCGGCAGCCGAACGCCTGGCCGGACTGGCCGGGGCGATCGCCGGGTGGCGGCCCGACGAGTTCTGGCGCGCCACGCCCGCCGAGCTTGCGACGATGCTGCGCGCGCTGGCCGGAGAAAGCGGCGGCGGTGACCCGGCGGGCAAGCAGGATCTTGACCGATTGAAGGAGATGTTCCCCGATGGATGAGGAAATCGAGCGCCTGATAGTGCGGGTGCGCGCCGATACGAACGCGTTCGCCGCCGATGTGGCCGAGATGCGCGGCCAGCTGGATGGCCCCCTCGGCGCCGGCGCGGAACGGGCCGGGCACGCCATCGAGGGGGCGCTGACGCGGGCCGTGCGGACGGGCAAGCTGGGGTTCGACGATCTGCGCCGCGTCGCCCTCTCCACGATGAGCGAGATCGCCGCATCGGCCATCGGTGCCGGTATCGGATCGCTTGGCGGAGGCGGCAAGGGTGGCGGGCTGCTGTCGGTAGGGGCGGGGCTGCTGGCCTCCGTGCTCGGCCTGCCCGGGCGGGCGACCGGGGGGCAGGTATCGCCCGGCCGCGCCTATGTGGTGGGGGAGCGCGGGCCGGAAGTGTTCGTGCCGACATCGAGCGGGCGCATCGATACGGGCGCTGCGCGGAGCGGGCGGGACGTGCGCGTTGCGATCACGCTCAACGCCCCGGCGGGAACCGCGCCGGATGCGCTGGGCCGATCGAGCCGGCAGGTGGCGCGCGCCGTGCGCGCCGCGCTCGACGCGGCGGAACGCTGAGCGATGGGATGGCGCCTTGCTGGGGCCGAGGATGCCGCGTTCGCACAGGAACATGGCAGCTTCATCAAGCGGTTCGACCCCGTTTACTGGACGGTGGATTTCCCGCGGCCGATGATGGCTGCGGTCACCACCACCGCGCCGGATGCGATGCGGGTGGATGCCGTTTTCTACAAGGAAGACGATCTTGCCGGGCTGATCTGGGCGACGGAGGACAGTTACGATCATCCCTTGCTGCAATACGAAACCTTGGGCGATTACCGGGCGTGCCGGTTGCGCTTTCGCTGGCGATCGCAGGGCCTGAAGCCGCTCGACGCGGTGAACGGCCCTACGCTGACGATCGAGGGCCGCGATGCGAGTGGCGTGCCGCGATCCTGGTACGTCCGCCTGTGGAACTATGCCGCCGGCGATCCGGAAGACGCGCAAATCGTGCTGGACTTCGCGCGCCTGAGCGGCGGTTTCCGCCTGCCGGAGGAGGAAGACCCGGTCTGGGCCGGGGATATCGACCGGATGTTCCTCTCGCTGGTGCCGCCCGCCTTCAGCGGCGGATCGGCGGTTCTTCCGGCACCTGCCGAAGGATATGTCGAGATTAGCGGGATCGCTTCCGAAGGCTCCGGATCCATGCTGGCGATCGGTGACGGGATGATCCCGGCGCACACGCTTCGGATCGCCACCGGCTATGACGACAGTTATAACCAGACCCCGGCGAGGCTGATGCGGAACGCGTATCATCTCGGCTACCGCGATCTGATCAACCATTATGTGGGCATGAGCCACTATTTCCGGCTCGGCCAGAATGGCGGGGGCGAGGCGTTCCTGGTCCGCACGGGCGCGGATCCGCTGAACCTGCCCTGCGCGCGGTGGCATGCGGATTTCGCCCGGCGTGCGCGAAGCCTGGGCTACGATATCATCCTGTCCCTCTCGTACGAGTTGTTCGACGCCCATGCCCCGGAAGGCTGGAAGCAGCGGGCGGAGAATGGCGATCCGGCACTGACCGGCTGGGTTCCACCGTCCACCCTGCTTTCCCCGGCCAACGCCGAGGCAATGGCGTATCTCCAGGATGTTGGCCGTGCGTTCGCGGCGCTGGCTGTCGCCGCTGGCCAGCCGGTACGTTTCCAGATCGGCGAGCCGTGGTGGTGGGTGCTGCCCGGCGGGCGGATATGCCTGTACGATGCCGCCGCGCGCGCGGCGTTCGGTGGAGCGCCGGTCTCCATCCCCGATATCACCGCGACGTTGAACGGTGGGCAGACGGCGCTTCTGGATCAGGCTGGGGCGTTGCTGGCAGCATCCACGGCGGCGTTGCGCGATGCGGTGCGCGGCGTGGCGGCGGAGGCCGAGGTGATGCTCCTCGCTTATTTGCCGACGGTGCTGGACGCCGCGGCGCCTGAACTGAAGCGGGCCGCGCTGCCGATCGGCTGGGCAAGCCCCGCCTTCGATCGCCTTCAGCTCGAGGATTATGACTGGGTGACGAGCGGCAACCGCGGCGCAACCGCGCGCGGCATCGCAGAGGCGACGGCCCGTCTGGGCTACCCGGTGGCCGAACAGCACTACCTTGCGGGCTTCGTGTTGTCGCCTGGGGAGGCGGCGCTCTGGGGCGAGATCGACGCCGCTGCCGAGGCCGCCCGGCTAAGGGGCACGGCGGATGTGTTCCTCTGGGCGCTGCCGCAGATCACGCGAGACGGCTTCGTGCATTTCGAAATTGGCGGGGAGGCGCAAGTGAACGCGTTCGACGACGTGTATTTTCCGATTGCGCTTGGCCGCGAGGCCAGCGTGGAGACGGGCTTTTCGACGGCCATCATCACCACGGCATCCGGCCACGAACAGCGGAACACCGACTTGGCCGACGCACGGCTGCGCTTCGATGCCGGGCCTGGCGTGCGATCCGAAGCGGACATGCAGGCGCTGATCGGCTTCTTCCGTGCGCGGCGCGGGGCGGCCAGGGGATTTCGCTTCCGTGATCCCTTCGACGACAGTTCGAACGGCATGACCGGCCTGCCGGGGCCAGCCGATCAGTTGATCGGCATCGGGGACGGCATCCGCACCCGGTTCGATCTGGTGAAACATTATGGCGGCAACGAAGGCGATCCGCAGCAACGTCGGATCAGCCGGCCAGTGCGGGGCAGCGTTACGATAGCCGTGAGCGGGCAGGTCCGGCCCTCCGAATGGACGCTGGAAGAAGGGGGTACGATCGCGTTTGCGAAAGCGCCGCCGCCCGGTAAGCCGGTGACCGCGGGGTTCCGGTTCGACGTGCCCGTGCGCTTTGCCGAGGATCGGCTGGAGGTGACCCGTGCCGGCTTCGCCGCCGGGGAAGCGGTGTCGGTGCCGCTCGTCGAAATTCGGGAGGCCTGACATGGCCGCATGGCTGGATCCCGCGCTGATCAGCATGGCGCTCTGCTGGCGGCTCGATCGCCGGGATGGCGTGACGATCGGCTTCACGACGCATGATCGGGATCTGAGCATCGCCGGCCTCACCTACAGCGCCGCACCGGGCATGCTTCCTTCGGCGATCAGCGTGTCAGACGGGTTCGATGTGGATACGCTGGACGTTTCCGGCGCGCTTACCGGAAACGCGATCAGTGCCCGCGACCTGGCCGACGGGCGGTGGGACGGAGCGCGGGTGCGGATCTTCGCGGCGAACTGGGAAGATCCGGGCGGCGACACACTGCCGCTCGCACGTGGCGAACTGGGCGACGTGGGCATGCGAGGCGGCAGCTTCACCGCCGAAATGCGCGGCCCCACCGCGATGCTGGAGCGGCCCGTGGTGGAACAGACATCGCCGGAATGCCGCGCCGAACTTGGCGATCGCAGATGCCGGGTCAACATGGCCTGCCGCCGACGTCAGGCGACGATCGTGGAGATCGTGGATGAGGTGACGCTCCGGCTCGACGAGAGCGAGCCTTCGGCAAACGCCTATGGCTTCGGCCGGCTCCGCTGGGGTGACGGAGCCAATTGCGGGCTGAATTCCGCGATCGTCTCATCGGAGGGCGCAACGATCCTGTTGCGCGATGCGGCGCCACACGCAGCAGCGATCGGCGCGCGTGTCGAGGTGAGCGAAGGCTGCGACAAGACCTTCGCCACCTGCCGATTGCGTTTCGCCAACGCGGCGAACTTCCGTGGCGAGCCGCATTTGCCCGGCAATGACCTGCTCACCCGATATCCTGGAGCCTGAACATGACGAGGATGCAGGATACCATTGCAGCGGCCGCACGAGACCTGATCGGCGTGCGTTTCCGTCCGCAAGGCCGCGACCCAGCTTATGGCCTGGACTGCGTGGGCGTCGTTGCCGTGGCGATGGCAAGGGCTGGCTGCCCCGTCGCCGTGCCGGGCGACTATGCGCAGCGCGGTGGTGATCCGAACCGGATCGCGAGGGCGTTGGGCACGGCGGGGCTGCGGCGGATCGACGATGGAATCCGCAGACCGGGCGATATCCTGCTGATGCAGGCAGGGCCGCTGCAACTCCACCTCGCTGTCCAGACGGTTGATGGAACAGTTCATGCCGATGCCGCCCTGCGGCGGATTGTCGAGGCGCCCGGCGCGCCACGATGGCCGGTGTTGGGCATCTGGCGGATCGAGGAAGCGGGCTGATGGCCACTCTTGTTCTGACGACCGTCGGCAGCATCGTCGGCGGGCCGATCGGCGGCGCGATCGGCGCAGTCATCGGACAGACCATCGATCAGCGGATCCTTTCGCCCAAGGGGCGTCGAGGCCCCAGGCTCGGTGATCTCAGCGTACAGACGTCGAGCTATGGATCGGCAATTCCCAAGCTGTTCGGGAAGATGCGTGTTGCGGGAACGGTGATCTGGGCCACGGACCTGGCGGAGGCGCGGCAATCGGGAAGCGGCGGAAAGGGTCAGCCGGCCGGCACGACGTACAGCTACTCCGCGTCCTTCGCGGTGGTGCTGTCCGGACGGCCGATACGGACGATCCACCGGATCTGGGCGGACGGGAAGCTGCTTCGCGGGGCCGGTGGCGACTGGAAGACCCGGACGCAGTTCCGCTTTTACCGGGGCGGCGAGGATCAGGACGTGGATCCGCTGATCGCATCGGCCGAAGGCGTCGGCTCGTCCCCTGCCTATCGCGGCCTGGCTTATGCGGTGTTCGAAAATCTCCAGCTTGCCGACTTCGGCAACCGTATCCCGTCCCTCACCTTCGAGGTGGAGGCCGATAGCGACATCGTGCCGGTCGGCAACATCGTCGAGGCGCTGAGTGGAGGCACCGTGTTGGCCGGAAGCGGCGGCGGGGCGGTCGTCGGCTATGCAGCGAGTGGAGACAGCGTGCGTGGCGCCGCCGAGGTGCTGGCGGGAATCGGCGGGATGTCGATCAGTGACGATGGGCGCACCTTGAGACTGGGCGGCGCCGGGAGCGACGTCTTCGTGCCTGATCGCAACGATCTAGACGCATTCGCGAACGCCGGTGATGCAGTGCCGATGCAGCTTGAGCGGGCCGCCGCCGGCACGCTCCCGGACGAGGTGGCGATCAGCTATTACGAGCCCGCGCGCGACTACCAGACCGGGTTGCAGCGGGCGCGTCGGGGTGGACCCGGCCGGCGCGTGGACAGCGTAGATCTCGCCGCGGCGCTCGATGCCGATGCGGCGAAGGCGGCTGCGGAGCGGCGTCTTGCGGAGGCATGGGCAGCGCGCGTTCACGCCGCCCTCGCGCTGCCGCCGCGCGCTCTTGGCATCCATGCCGGCGCAAGGCTTCGGTTGCCGTCCGGTGGGGCGACCTTCCGTGTAGCCGGCTGGACGCTGGAACATATGGTGCTGAAACTTCAGCTTTCCGGAACAGTGGCGGGGGCGGCATGGACGCCCAGAGCCGATCCGGGGCGGCCGAACAGCCAGCTCGACGAGGCTGCCGGACCGACGCGCCTGGAACTGCTCGACCTGCCTGCCATCGACGATGGGGCAACGACCCCGCGGCTGTGGATCGCTGCCGGAGGAGAGGGGAGGGGGTGGCGCAAGGCACAGCTGCTGGCGAGCCTCGATGGCGGCATATCCTATCAGCCGATCGGGGCCACCGCTCAGAAGGCGGTGATCGGCGCGGCACTCGGGGTGCTCCCTGCCGGTGACGCGGCATTGTTCGACGATCGGTTCACGATCGATGTCGAACTTGCCGATCACGCGATGTGGCTGGAGAGCCGAAGCGACGATGCCCTGGTTTCCGGGGAGAATGCGGCCATGATCGGCGAGGAACTGATCCAGTTCGGACGGGCGCAGCCAATCGGCGCCGGGCGTTTCCGGCTGGGCCGGCTGCTGCGGGGCCGCCGGGGCAGCGAGGCGTCCATGGCTTCTCACCGGGCTGGAGAGCGGTTCGTGCTGCTCGATCCCGCAACCCTGAAGCCGCTCGACGCCCCCGCCGGCGCGATCGGCATGCTGGTACGCGTTTCCGGGATCGGGATCGGCGATGCGGGGGCAGCCGAAGCCAGTGCCACGCTTACGGGGCGGGCGCTGCGTCCGCCTTCGCCCGTGCACCTGCGGGCGGAACGCGCGGCAGACGGCACGATCCGCATCCGCTGGACGAGGCGCAGCCGCGTGGGCTGGGCATGGCTGGACGGCAACGATGCTCCGCTTGGCGAGGAGGTGGAGGGCTACCGTCTCACCATCACGCCGGAAGGAGGTGCCGAGCGGATCATGGAGGTGCCCACCGCCTGGTTCGACTATTCACCCGCCGCCCAGGCGGACGACGGTGCCGCGGGCACGATCGAGTTCGCGGTGGTTCAGGTGGGTGCCGTTATTTCCTCCGAGCCGTCCGCACCTCTCCAGTTCAGCATATAG